GTCGGAGTGGTGTTCGATGAGTGGTCATTGTGTGACCCTAACGCATGGGGCTATATCAGGCCCATACTGGCAGAAAATGGCGGATGGGCGGTGTTCATATACACGCCACGGGGCAAGAATCACGGCCATTCACTGTATCAGATGGCACGCAAAAGTAATGAGTGGTTTTGCCAGAATCTAACCATCAACGACACCAAGCGGGCCGATGGATCACCGGTCATATCATCGGACATCATAGACAACGAACGTCTAGAAGGGATGGATGAGGCACTGATCCAGCAAGAATTCTATGGATCCTTTGAGGCACAGATTCCTGGGGCTTACTATGCCGACCAATTGACCGCAGCAAAGGAACAGGGGCGAGTCGGAAGGCTGCCAATAGAACCATCATTACAAGTGCACACGGCATGGGATTTGGGCATATCCGATGCTATGTCAATCTGGCTATTTCAAGCCATGGGCAAAGAGATAAGGCTCATTGGGTACTACGAGAACACGTCGAAGGGCATGGAGCACTATATCCAATGGCTCAACCAATACGCGACGACCAACAACGTAATGCTAGGGTCACATCTAGCACCACACGACATCGAAGTGCGAGAGCTAACGTCAGGCCGTAGCAGAAAGGAGGTAGCCAGAGAGATGGGGATCAACTTCCGAACCGTACAACGCCCCAGAACAAAGGCAGAAGGCATACAGGCCGTAAGACGGATGTTCCCTAGATTCTGGATAGACGACGAGAAGGCCGAACACGGGTACAACTGCATAGCATCATACCATCGGGAATACGACGACAAGCGCCAAGTGTTCCGTGATACACCTGTACACGATTGGGCCTCACACGGGGCCGATGCACTACAGACCCTTGCACTAGGATGGCAGGAGTCAATGGTCTCAGGCCATAGACCACAACCAAGGCAGGCCAAGGTGCAGTTCAGTGTCTTCTGATGCTTACGTTGTATTCACTAACGACTCAGGCCATTGGTGGTCACCGCTACTGCATCCGTTCATCAAACACTGTTATCTGATGATAGCAGACCGAGGCCGATGGCTGATCTATGGCAAGTCAATGCACTACGTCGACTTGTTTACTATCGATCGACAAATGGATAAAATCGATGAGGTTATCATTGTCAAAATCGATCGTAAGACCGCGAGGCAATCATTATTCATGCTCAATACATGCGTAGGACACGTTAAACAGATTCTAGGCATCAACCGACCGTTCATCTGGACACCATACCAGTTGTACAAGTATCTGGAGAAAACAAAATGAAGAAACCAAAGGCACCAAAACCAACGGCTCAAGAAGTAGCAGTAACACAAAGACAACAACGGGCGCTTGATGAAGAGATCGGAGAACAGGAACAACGGTTCAAGGCGCTAGCACGAGGCAAATTAGGCTCTGCATCTTTGTTAGGTGGCGCTCCACGGTCTAGGACTGAGGCCGCTATGGGTGGCAGGGCATCCAAGGGTGCTGCTGCTGGTGCTGGACGATCAATGCTAGGCGGTTTAGCTGGTGCTGGTAGACGTGGGGCTGCTGCTGCGGCTCGTGCTGGTTTAATGACTTCGACAATGGGCAGATAACATGAAACTTCCACCCAATCTAGGATCTATGCAGGATCTCAAGACCCGAGAGGCTAGGGCCTTTGATGCTGAGTATTTATGGCACGACCAACTGTCGGACGTGTACGAATACTTCCTACCCCAACGGAACCTGTTCGACAATCAGGATACAGGCCAAAAGAAGATGGAGCGTATCTTTGATTCCACTTCTCTAACGTCTATCCAGCAGGGGGCCAGTAAGTTACAAGAGAACATTGCACCGATCTGGGCTAGGTGGGCCACGTTCAACCCGTCGAATGAAGTCCTCAAGCTGCTAGAGTCAGGCGACTTCAACGTCAGCGAGCGTCAGATCAGGGAGAACCTAGAAGAACAGGCCGTTATCGTATTTGACTATATCAACCGGTCTAACTTCGGGACTCAATTCTACGAGGCTGCGCTAGATCTTTTAATCGGCACTGCTACCTTACGGATTGACGAGACCGACGACGAAGATATGCCGATTGTCTTCCATTGTGTGCCACAGAAAGGTATCGCATTTGAGGAAGGCCCGTATGGAAACATCGAGACCCACTGGAGACGGTTCAAGGTCAAGGCCAGATTGCTAGAACGGATGTGGAAAGGGTTTGAACCATCGCCCACCATTCAAGAAATGATCGATAACCAGCCCAATGCAGAGGTTGAACTGTCCGAAGGTGTCATCTTTGACCCCAAGACCAAGCGATACTACGGTTGTGTATGGGTTAAGCAGGAAGAACGTCTATCTTGGACAGAAGATTTTGGTGTTTCATCGCCTTGGGTAACGGGCCGGTACACTAAAGTCTCTGGCGAGGTTCGAGGTCGTGGGCCAGCCATGCAAACGCTCCCAGATGTACGGTCATTGAACAAGGCCAAAGAGTTCGTATTGCAGAAGGCCGCTATTGACTTAGCGGGTATGTACACTGCAACGGACGACGGGGTTACTAATCCCTACAATATGGTTATAGCACCAGGTATTGTTATTCCAGTAGGTTCTAACAACACCAATAACCCGTCTATACAACGTTTAGACACGTCAAGTAGCCTAGCACTAGCGCAATTTGAGATTGTAGAACTGCAAAATGCTATCAAACTTGCCATGTTCAACGATCTGAGAGACCCAGCAGGGCCGGTTAGGACTGCAACGGAGATTGCCATCGAGTCCAGAGAGCTAGCCAAGCGTATCGGTTCAGCATTTGGACGGTTGCAAACTGAGATATTGATCCCAATCCTCAAGCGAGTCGTGTCTATCCTGATTCGTCGCGGGTTAATCACGCCTATTGAGTTGGATGGCCGTGATGTAGAGATCAAATTCACGTCACCATTAGCACGAGCACAGGATTCCGAGGACATTCTAGCGGTACAACAAGCAGTACAGTTTGTTCTATCAACTGCTGGGCCTGATCAAGTGCAAATGGCCTTTAAGATTGAGGACTTTGGAACCTGGGTAGCAGAGAAAACAGGTATGAGTTCTGAATTAGTCCGTGATGACGCAGAGAAACAACGCATTATCCAAGCTGGAGCAAAAGCTAAACAGATGGAGATGCAAGGTTCTACTCAACAACCACCACAACTACAGGCCGTTCAATGAGCTGGGAAGATTTAGAGATAGATACGGGGAAAGCACAGAAAGCACAGAGCGCAATCAGGGAAAAACAAGCCGAACTAGCCAAGGCTTATAACCGTTGCTTTGCAACTGACGACGGTAACAGGGTACTAGAAGACCTGAGCAAACGCTTTCTACTAGAGAACGACACTTCTCTTGCTGCACAGAATATAAACTATGAGGCCGCCTACCATAACGGGGAGACCGGAGTCATGAGGTTTATTGTTCACCAAATCCAGCAAGCGGAGAGACTATGACAGAAGTAATGGAAGTAGAAGAAGTTAAAAAGAAAGGACGACCAAAGAAAGAAACCCCATCCGTCGAGGTAGTTTGCGACGAACGGCAATACTTGTTAAGCAGAGACTTTAAATTTGAATGGCTAGATCTGCTTGCGGCACAGTATGGGTTTGATAAGTTCGAGTATCTTCATAAATTCAGAGCATTCAGATGTTACCGAGAAGGTAAGCATTTAGATTGGATCGACGTTAACGATCTATCTTTGCTTAACGGCGGTAGAAGGCTTGACGAAATCCTCTTGAAGCATCAAGCGGTCAGTCCTAAGCGGGCTGTAATTCAATATGCGTGGAGATAACTATGAGTGAACAATCAGTAGAAAACGATGTTGCAGTAGAAGCACAACCAGTTAGTTTAGTAGATGCTGCCCAGCCAGAATTGTCTGAGGGTGAGTACTTCCTAACTGACGGGATCAAGGGAACCGGTCAGGCACCAGAGTGGTACAAGTCTGACAGATACAAGTCAGTCGCAGATCAAGCCGCTGCCTATACTGAGCTAGAGAAGAAGTTTGGTGCGTTCAAGGGTGCTCCGAAAGACGGCTACTCAATGCCTGAAGGTATCGACCAAGAAGACGAGTTGATGCAGGAGCTAATGGGCTTTGCTGCTGAGACTAATATGTCTCAAGACTACTTTAATAAAGCGTGGGAATTGCTGTCTGCTCAAGCAGAGGCCGTAGAAGAAGTATCTGCTGAAGCTGAGATTGCCAAGTTAGGCGACAACGCAACGGATCGTATCAAGACCGTAGAACAGTTTATGAAGAATAATCTGGACTCCGAAGTCTACGAGCAAGTTCGTTATGCCGTTAACTCTGCTGAATCTATCATGCTGGTAGAAGCACTGATCAAGAGTACGGCTCCGCAAAAGCTACCTATCGACGGGCATGTTGTTCCTGGCGGGGTCACTTGGCCTGACATCGAGAAAGAGATGTTCCGAAAGGACGAGAACGGCAACCTTCTGCGGTCAGTAGACTCTAACCATGAGAAGAAGATTCAAGAAATGATGTTTGCTTTTGGTGGTGACAAGCCGAATGTTCAGGTATTCGGTTAGTTGCTTTTATAAAGTAAAATGATATTATATGTCTGTCAGGAACTCCCATCGCGGATCTGACAGATTTGGGTTGAAGGCTGACCGATCTGTCGGGCACTCAGTCGAAACCTCATAACCAGCAAATGTTTCATGTGAAACACTTGTGTAGATTATTATAAATTTTGAGGATTAGACTAATGTCAAAACAATTATCTTCTGTTGCGGTAACAGAATTTGACAGCATGGTTAAACATGCCTATCAGGGCATGGGCCTGTTGAAAGGTTCTGTAACTGTACGCAACAACGTCGTAGGTGATACCTACAAATTCCGTCGTCAAGGCAAAGGCCTTGCAAACCAGAAATCAACTTCAGATCTCGTAACTCCTATGGACGTAAGCCATGAGTTCAAGACTGCTACGTTGGCTAACTGGAACGCTCCCGAGTACACCGACATCTTCGACCAAGCTGATGTTAACTTCGATGAGAAACAAGAATTGGCAATGACAATTGCCGGTGCCTTGGGTCGTCGTTGTGACCAGTTGGTTATCGATGCTATGGATGCCTCGACTCCATTAACAACTACTGTACCTGCTGGCGCTGCAAACTTAACTATGGCTAAGGTAATTCAAGCCCAAGTTGAGTTGCGTGACCAAGGTGTACCCAACACTGACCTGTTCGCAGTCATCGAAGCTGAAGGCTTAGGTGGTTTGTTGAACGATGAACTGGCAACGTCTTCGGACTATCAGAACATCAAGGCTCTAGTTTCTGGTGAGATCAATACCCTCGTAGGGTTCCGATTCAACATCATTGAAACTCGGACTGAAGGTGGTTTGAGTGAAGCTGCTAACATCGTCGATTCATGGTTCTATCAGCGTCCTGCTGTTGGCTTGGCCGTTGGTATTGACATGAAAACTGAAATTAACTGGATCGCTGAACGTACCTCTTGGTTGAGTAATGGTATGTTGAAAGCTGGCGCTGTCGTTCGCGACGAAGGCGGCTTGGTTAAAGTTCAGTATGACAAAACTGCATAAGGAGAATTACTAATGGCATTTTTAAGAAGCGGTTTTTCTCGTATTGGCGGATCTGGTGACTCAGGTACGGTTTGGAAATATAGTTCTGAAGACTCTATTGCCACCGCACTCGGAGCTAACTATTTCCTACCAGCGATTGGTGAAA